AAAGTCCCCCAATACCCGGACAGAAACTGTAAATAGTTCTCTCTTTCTAAGTTTAGCTTGACAAATTAAAAAAAGTATGGTATAATATATACTATATAGTAAACAACATGAACAACAACAAGAAACAAATATAAGAAACAAACCAAAAAGCCATTAAGGTAGGATCTATATAGATGGATAACGACAGTAGTTCAGGTAATCCTGTTGGTCGCCCTAAAAAGTCTTCTGTTTCCTCTAAGAAAAAAGGGGGTAGAGGGGCTGTAGGACGGCCTAAAGGCGATGCAGCTATTATAAATGAGTACAAAGCAAGGATGTTAAACTCTCCTCGTTCTCGTGCTGTTATGGATGCTATCTTTGAAGCTGCTACAGACCCAGACCACAAGAATCAAGCTGCTGCGTGGAAGTTAGTTATGGATCGTATTCTTCCTGTTGCTGCATTTGAGAAAGATGTTATCAAAGATGCGGGAAGAAGTGCGATACAGATTAACATCACTGGGGTTGGAGCTACAACTATTTCTAATGGGGACGAAATCGAAGGTGAGGCTACTGATGTCACAGAATAAACTAGATGGATTACTAAAATACGCGATTAGAGTTGGTGATGCTAGTTCTCAGTTATTGAATGTAGCTGTACTACTGGGTGATAATGCTAATGAGTCTGTCTCAGGACGATCACACAGGCTCAAAGAGGTAAGTAAGTCTTGGTCTGTACTCAATACAGTTATTGATTTTGTTTTCTTAGGCACTGACCACTGTGAACGAGCGTACTTCAACGATGTAACTAGGGCAAAGAAAACAGTAGAAGAAGCCAATTAGTGAAATACTTCTCTATGTCAGAGTTTGACTGCAAAGAAACAGGTGAAAACAATATGAATCCTGAGTTTCTAGAAAAACTAGATGCACTTAGGCACTATTGTGGTCTTCCTTTTGTTATCACCAGCGGCTACAGAAGCCCTAGCCACCCGTTAGAGGCTATAAAAGAGATACCGGGGACTCACGCGCAAGGCATAGCAGCAGACATAAAGATAACTAACTCTGCTCATCGGTATTCGTTAATAAAAGCTGCCTTAGAACACGGCTTTACTGGCATAGGGGTCGCTGGTGACTTTATTCACTTGGACATACGGGCTACAGTGCCTGTTATCTGGACGTACTAATGTTATATACTAAGAACATAAACCTTTGTTAACTTTAACGGAAACTAAAACCATGACTGATAAAACATATGCACTTGTAATTACTGTTGTTGCGGCTGTATTAGCAAGCGTTGTAAGTTTTGCTACTTTTGCTGAAAGCCCACCTGTTATTAATTATCCAGACGGTTCTACGTACACATTAAAAAATGGAGAAGAAGTGTTTGTTGCTCATGTAAATACTCCTTTGTTTATTCGGCAAGACTTCTTAGGATCAGGAAACGTATCATTTACAAAACAAGTACCGTGGCCTAAGCGAGATTATACACAAACAGAACCAGCTAATACTGGCAGTCCCGGTGAGCATCCGTGGTGTAAAGCTTTTGTACCTGCGGGCTATACTTTTGAATTAGTAAGTTATTATACTTTTTGTGATACAAACAACGATCAAAAGTATGGATGTGGCGATGATCCTTATGATGCGTCTTCAGACGGAGCAGCTTGCCCTAGTTCGTGACTGATTTAAATGTACAACTGTTGCCGTGGCAGCAGGAAGTCTACTCTGATCCTACACGGTTCAAGGTAGTAGCGGCTGGGCGACGGACAGGGAAGTCACGCCTTGCTGCATGGTTACTTATCATTAACGCACTACAGACCGACAAAGGTCAAGTTTTTTACGTTGCGCCCACGCAGGGACAGGCCCGTGATATCATGTGGCAAACCCTGATGGAGCTAGGAAACCCTGTGATTACTGGTGCCCACATCAATAATCTACAGATCAAGCTGGTCAACGGGGCTACGATTAGTCTTAAAGGAGCCGACAGGCCAGAGACAATGCGTGGTGTTTCCTTGAAGTTTCTTGTAATGGACGAGTACGCAGACATGAAGCCTGACGTATGGGAGCAGATCCTCCGTCCTGCACTAGCTGACCAAAAAGGTTCAGCAATGTTCATAGGTACGCCTATGGGCAGAAACCACTTCTACGAACTGTACAAACTAGCAGAACTAGGAGATGACGAAACGTACAAAGGGTGGCACTTTACGTCTTATGACAACCCTATACTAGACCCTGATGAGATTGACACAGCCAAGAAGTCTATGTCCTCTTACGCGTTCCGTCAGGAGTTTATGGCATCGTTTGAAGCCAGAGGCTCTGAAATGTTTAAAGAGGATTGGGTACACTTTGGTGAGGAACCAGAGGATGCTCAATACTACATTGCTATTGACTTAGCTGGCTTTGAAGAAGTCAACAAGAAAAGGACAAAGAACACTAAACTTGATGAAACTGCAATCGCTGTTGTTAAAGTTGGTACTGATGGTTGGTACGTTGATAACATTATACATGGGCGGTGGAGCCTTGACGAGACTGCCTCCAAGATATTTCAGGCCGTTAGAGATTATGAACCCGTCAGTGTTGGTATTGAAAGAGGAATAGCAAAGCAGGCTGTAATGAGTCCCCTGACAGATTTAATGAAGCAGTACGGGAGATTTTTTAGAGTCGAAGAACTAACCCACGGGAACAAGAAAAAGACCGATAGGGTTATGTGGGCTTTGCAGGGAAGGTTTGAAAACGGTCAGATAGAACTAAGAAAAGCAGAATGGAACAACAAATTTATGGATCAACTGTTTCAGTTCCCTGATCCTTTGACTCACGATGATTTGGTTGACTCACTTGCTTACATAGATCAACTAGCTAAAGTAGCTTATGACTACGACTTTGAAATTGACGATCACGAAATACTAGATATAGTAGCAGGCTATTAACAATGATGAATCCCATACCAAACGAGCTAGTAAAAGCTATGAGTAATAGACGTGTTTTTAGACCTTTCAATACATATGGAATCTACGCAATTTCTGCTGTAGTGTTTTTTACACTTGGTTACAGCGTAGCAATAATCTAAGGAAAATACTATGGCAGATGAACTTTTAAATCCAGACCCACTAATGATCCAAGAATCTCTAGAAGAGTGGGTAATTACTAAGTGTGAAAACTGGAGAGACAACTATGAGTCAAACTACGAAGAAAAGTTTGAGGAATACTATAGGCTATGGAGAGGTCAATGGGACCCTGCTGACTCTGAAAGAGCAACAGAGCGTTCTAGAATTATCTCTCCTGCGCTTCAGCAGGCTGTAGAGTCTAACGTAGCAGAACTAGAAGAAGCCACATTTGGTAGAGGTAAGTGGTTTGACATCAGTGACAATGTAAACGACACAGACTCCCAAGACATACAATACTTACGCAACAAACTAACAGAAGACTTTGAAAACACAAAGGTTCGTAAGGCTGTTGCTGAGTGTCTTATTAATGCTGCTGTGTTTGGTACAGGTGTAGGTGAAATTGTTTTAGAAGAAATCAAAGAGATGGCACCAGCTACTCAACCTATTATGGATGGTAGTCTTACGGCTGTTGGTGTAAACATTACTGACCGTATAGTGGTTAAACTAAAGCCTGTTCTGCCTCAGAACTTTCTGATTGATCCTATAGCTACATCTATAGAAGACGCTATGGGTGTTGCTATTGATGAGTACGTATCTAAACACAGTGTTGAAATACTACAAGAACAAGGTATATATCGTAAGGTATATGTTGGTAATGCAGCAGAAGATACAGACTTAGAACCAGACCAAGACCTTACAGTATACAACGATGACAAGGTACGCTTAACTAAGTACTACGGTCTTGTGCCTCGTGAGTTATTAAAAGAAGAAGGAGTAGACGTAGAAACAGACTCTATGTATGTTGAGGCTATTGTAGTTATTGCTAACGGCGGTATACTGCTAAAAGCTGAAGCTAATCCTTATATGATGCAGGATCGTCCTGTAGTTGCGTTTCCTTGGGACGTTGTGCCTAGTAGGTTCTGGGGTCGTGGTGTATGCGAAAAAGGCTACAACAGCCAGAAGGCGCTTGATACAGAGCTACGCGCACGTATTGATGCACTAGCACTGACTATCCATCCAATGCTCGCTATCGACGCTACACGGCTTCCTAGAGGGGCTAGACCAGAAGTACGTCCCGGCAAAATGATCCTAACTAACGGAGATCCGCGTGAAGTATTACAACCGTTTAACTTTGGTCAAGTCGGTCAAATTACCTTTGCACAAGCCCAAGCCTTACAAGGCATGGTACAACAGGCTACTGGAGCCGTTGACTCGGCGGGTATCGCAGGACAGGTTAATGGCGAAGCTACTGCTGCTGGGATCAGTATGTCTCTTGGTGCTATTATCAAACGCCATAAGCGTACTCTTATAAACTTTCAACAATCCTTCTTACTTCCTTTTGTTTCTAAAGCTGCACACAGGTATATGCAGTTTGATCCTGAGAACTATCCTGTAGCTGACTATAAGTTCAACGCTACGTCTACTCTGGGTATTATTGCTAGAGAGTACGAGGTTACTCAGCTTGTCCAACTCTTGCAGACTATGCAACAAGACAGTCCTCTGTATCCTGTAATGATTCAAAGTATTATTGACAACATGAATCTAAGCAATCGTGAAGAACTTATTGCTACTATGCAACAGGCACAACAGCCTAACCCAGAAGCACAACAAATGCAACAGGCAGTGCAACAAGCACAGATGGAGTTCCAGCAAAGTCAAACAGCAGCTCTTATGGCGCAAGCGCAAGAGTCTCAGTCAAGAGCTACTAAGTATGCTGTTGAAGCTCAGTTGGCTCCTGAAGAGCTTAAAATTGATAAGATCAATGCTATTACTCGTAACCTACAAGCAGGAGATGAGGATGATAAAGAGTTTGAACGTCGCTTAAAAGTAGCAGATACACTTTTAAAAGAAAGTCAGATAGAAGGAAAAAGTCAAAATGTTAATGACACAAACAGAAATGAACAGCTTTCTGCACCAAATCAACCAAGCGTTCAAAGACCAGTTCGACAAATTGGACTTGTTGGAGAACCGGGTCAAGGAACTGGAGGACCAACTCAATGAGCAAGAAAGACCCAAGACTAGCAAGAGCGGGGGTAAGCGGGTTCAACAAACCAAAGAGGACTCCTAATCATCCTAAAAAGTCTCATGTAGTTGTAGCTAAGGAAGGCGACAAAGTAAAGACTATACGTTACGGACAACAAGGAGTTAGTGGTGCTGGTAAAAATCCTAGCACTCCTAAAGAAAAGGCAAGACGTAAGTCATTCAAGGCTCGTCATGCTAAAAACATAGCCAAAGGAAAAATGTCTGCGGCTTACTGGGCTAACAAATCTAAATGGTAAGGAGATAGCTATGCCAATGGTCGGAAAGAAAAAGTTCCCTTATACAGCTAAAGGTAAAGCAAAGGCTAAAGCCGCTGCTAAAAAGACAGGCAAAAAAGTAAAAAAAGCTAAGGGTTACTGATGCCTAAGAAAAAGAAAGCAAGTGATGCGTGTGCAAAGAAGGTCAAGTCCCGTTACAAGGTGTGGCCTTCTGCGTATGCGTCCGGTGCTGTAGCTAAATGCCGTAAGGTTGGGGCTAAAAACTGGGGGAATAAGCGTGGCAGTAAGAAAAAGTAAGAAAGGCGCGGCCCTAAAGAAGTGGTTTAAAGAAGATTGGGTGGACGTAAAGACAGGTAAGGAATGTGGTAGAAAGTCTGCTAGTAAATCTAAGCGTCCTTATCCTTCTTGTAGACCTAAGAAAGTAGCTTCTAAGATGACTACTGCTGAGAAGCGTAGCTCTTCTGCTCGTAAGACAGGACCAGCTAAAATTAAACATGCAGTAACAGCGTCAGGAAGAAGGAGAAAAAGTACCAAAAAATAAAACTTGACTTTAGTTATAAAATATGGTATAATATATAATATATAGTTCTATAGAGATAATCAAGGCGACCTCAAATGGACCAAGAAACACAAACATATTACGATAATTATTTTAATCTTTTTCTTACAGACGGTTGGAAACAACTAATGCAAGACTTTGGTAACAACGCTGTACAAATTAACAGTGTCGAAGCAGTTAAAGATGCTGACGATATGCACTTCCGTAAGGGACAACTAAACGTATTAGCCCACTTAATTAACATGGAAAACATAGTCAGTACTAACTACGAAGAAGCTAATAAGTCTGAAGACGATGATTAAAGTATTTGATTTTCGTTGTACTAATGGACACATCTTTGAAGATTTTGTAGACGAAGGCACAACAGTCAGTAGGTGCGATTGCGGTGCTAACGCTACAAAGATTCTATCAGCAACTCCACATATCCTTGATGGGGCTTCTGGGGACTTTCCCGGTAGACACATGAAATGGGTACGTGAACACGAGAACGCTGGTAGTAAATAACAGGAATCCAATCGGGCAACTCCTATTTTAATTTCTCCA